AGCAGAATGTCGCAGGTTCAAATCCTGTCAGCCCGACCGGAAGCCTTGGAAACATTATGTTTCCAAGGCTTTATTTTTTCTTGGCCGTAGGCTATCGACACGATTCGACACGATGACCGCGCAACCTCCGCGTCTAGACGGTCTTCAACTGTTCAGCGCGCAGCTCGCCAATCGCGTCCGCCACATCGTCCAATCGTTCCGGCCAGAGAGCCGTGTATGTGTTCAGCGTGATGCTGGGTGAGGAGTGGCCGAGCTGCATCTGTAGGGTCTTCACATCCGCGCCTTGAGCAATCGCAAAGCTCGCATAGCTATGCCTCAAACTATGGATGGTCACGCCCTCGTCCTCCATGCCGGCCAGTCGGACGGCCTTTCGCCAGACACGCGTCCGCCACGTGTTCGTCCACAGGTTCCCGCCTCTTGCCGCGCGGAACAGCCAGTCGTCGTCGCCCATGCCCTCCATCTGCCGTTCGATGGACGGTATAAGGAATCTGGGTATGGCGATGCTGCGCGGTTTGCCGTTCTTCGGCGTGCCCAGCACAAGCCTGCCTTTGCCGTCGTCGGTCCAAGTGCGGCGGATGCGCGCCCTGCGTGAATCCACATCCACGTCGCCGCATTTGAGTGCCAGCGTCTCGCCAATGCGGGCACCGGTGTATGCCTGCCAGCGGACGATCAGCCCGTCTACCGGCCGTCCTGCCCGTTCGGCCATGCCGGCCAGCAACTCCACCTCCTCGACGGTAAGGAACACCATGTCGTCATCGGATTGCGTGATGCGCGGCACGGTGACCTTTTCAATGGGGTTCTCGCCAATCCAGCCGTGCTCCAAAGCGAATTCCATGACACCGCCCATGACGACCTTGACGATGTTGCGGATGCTGCGTGGACTCAATGGCTTCGATTCGCGATCGTCCTGCAGTTCGGCGGGATACCCGCCTTCGGTGAGCTGCGTGACCCACTGTTGCAGTTCGTCGCGTTGGATTTCCCTCAGTGTGCGATCGCCCCACTTGGGGTTGATATAAACGCGCAATTCGCGGCGGTATCTGCCCAAAGTGCCCTGTTTGATATCCATCTTGCCGTCCGTCCATTCGGAGGCAACGTCCCGGAAGATGCGTAGTTCCTGCTGCGGGTCGCGGTATTTGCCGCGTCTGATGTCGTCCTCGATGGCCGCTGCGTATTCCTCAGCGTCACGGAGCTTGGCGAAGTTCCGTGATTTCTGGACGCGTTTGCCGTCTCGAAGCGTGTACCAGCGGCATCTCCACCGTGAGCCTTGGCCGTACAGCGCGGACCGCCATTTGCCGGGCACATTGGCTTTCATCGGATCCTTCGCATTGGCCAGCGACTGTTTCGCGGCCCTGCTGGGCGGGTTGCCGTCCTCGTCGTTTTTGAGCCATCTGTCGTCTACGAACGCTCTGGCCATGGTCGTCTCTTTCCAAGGATCCGCGCTACACTGTGCGTGGAACCTCATTTTGGTGAAAACGGAAATGCTGATTGTTGGTTCCTTGGGTTCCGTCCGACTGTGTTCGGGCGGAACCCTTTTTGTTTCCCGTCGCGGTATGTGGACGCTGAGCTTCTTTTATTGCACGCACACGCCGGAATCGTACAACAGCTGCCGATAGTCCGACAGTACTTGGATGGTGACGCCCAATTCCACGGCCATCATCCACGTATTGCCTTCGTATATCTGCTCCACCATGCCATAGTCCACGGGACTGATCAACGCCAGCGCGGTCTCCCTGCGACACCGGCGCTCGCACTTCAACCCGTATTGGCTACCACAGCCTGGATCGTGGTGTTTCGCGTGGATGAGCTCATGGCACAGCGTGCAACGGCGCTGGCGCTGGTTGAGCCAGTCGGCCAGCAGAATGAGTTTGTGTCGATCGTCGTATAGGCCGCATATGTCACGGGGAAGGTCGCGTGACATGACTGACAGACCCATGGATTCCGCGTTCCGGTGAAGCTCCGCGATGGTCTTGTTATCCACATTCCTCTCTTCCGAAAGTATTGTTTTTCGAGAAGTACTTTTTTGCTGTTTGTCAAGTTCTGCTTGACAGTTGGAGTGTCGTATGTGATGCTTGAATCAGCTCATCTACCGAGTTGTAGAAGGAGTCTCCAGGGTCGCTGCGGCGGCCCTTGCTTTTTATTGAACGCAATTCCCGTTCAAACTTGACTGATCATATTCTTTCAGAAGTTTGTTGAAGCTATGATCATGGTCGACGTAGTAGGCGGTGACCAACATGCAGTAGCCTCTGTCCTTATGTGGTTCCAGCACGACTAGATACCGTTCTGATTCAATGAGGATATATAACCTATCGCGGCCATGCTTATGCTTCCTCCAGATTAATGGCGCATCACATACCTCATAATGGCATTGCGGACAATCCTTTGCGTTGTCAATCGTCTTCCGTGGAAACCTGATCCGCTCACATCTACGCAGATCGACATTCCTCTCGCCGGTTGTGTAGTCTTCGACGCTGGTGATGTGGAAAAACCCAGCCCATTTTCCGTCGGTCTCCTCTTTCTGGCGGCGTACGGAAACTCTGAGGCCGTCGAATGATGGATGTGAATCTATGAAGTCATGTCTGAAGATTGCATAAATCCTATCCTCATATACGGCAAAGTCTTCTATCGGGGATTTGGTTACGAGCTCCGGTGTCCAATGCGGTGTCATGCGTTCCGTCCTTCCCAGACGAAGATGTTGAACTTGCGCGTGCCCAAGGTCGTTGACTGGGTGAGTCGGAGCTTTGATCTCATGCGTATGTAGTCGATGATTTCAGCTTTCGCGCCTGATGGTTGGGGGATGGTCGTCCGGTTCGCCCTGCATACGGCTCCGTTGATCACGTCGGTGATTTGCATCATTTGCACTTCGTCTGAACGGATTGGTTGCACTTTCTTGATGCATTCGTGGTTGAAGTCGTAGTGGCTGTTTGCTAGCACTTCCTCCAGTTTCTCGGTACGTTGCGCGGAGTGCGTGTCCTTGATGTCCACGTACACGTTGTAGGTGTTCGTGGAATCGAACAGCCTGTTCAGCATGGTGAAATACATCTTGTAGTACCAATCGTTGTGTGACTGGGACCATGCCTCATGATTCAGACGTGTCTTCTTGGCCACCAGAACACGGAACCTCATGTCGTCATCCAGGAAGAAGCAGTTCAGCAAATCCTTGTACAGGTCGATTTTCGGCATGCTGGCCTTCGTCCACTTCACTTCCGTGCGTGCCTTGACACCGTAACGTGCCTTGATCTGGAGAATATTCTCTGTGATTTCCTGCCTTTTATCCTTGGGGATAATGAGGGCTCCAAGGACCATCACGTCGCTGTCGTCATGTTCTAGATGACAGCTTTCATCGCAATACAGGTTGTATTCAGTCATTTGCGTTCCTTTCACTCATCCGTGGCTCCATGTCTGTGGCCTTCGGAGACGCGTCGTCGGCTCGTCTCTCTTCTAGCTGTTTCCTGAGTGGTGTCTTGAGCTTGGTGAAGCCGATTGACATCAGCGTGAACGGGATGGCGAAGGTGAGCATGACGGGGCCGAAGAAGCACATGAGGATGGTGAACGCGGTCAGCGCGTACATCACCCAAAGAAGGACGTTATACGCCTTGTACTGGATTTCGAGCTGCTTCAAAGTCTTTGGGCGGGGCTGATGTGGCGTGCTGCCTGCAGATGAGGGAGTATAACTCGCCTGTTGATTGCTCTCGACAGTTGACCTCCGCTGCGGAGCGGTGTTTCTTTTCGTCTTCGGATTGATGGTATATGAGACGCCCTTTGCTACATGCACGGTCTTGCGTCCCCTCGAATTGACTGTGACCGGTCCCATCTTCACGGACGTGCTGACACCTCTTTTACCGATATTCACCCGGACGTTCTTGCCCAGGCTGATCCTGCGATTGACCCTGAAACCCATTGTCATTCCCCTCACTCGTCAGGCGTCTCGGCTTCGAGACGTGCGTTCGAATCCTTGTTCGCGGCCACGTCGTAGTCTTCGGGGTGCGCGGCGATACGGCCGATGAGATCATCCGTGACCTGGAACTCGCGCTCGCGGGCCTCGTAGGCTCGTGCGGCATCGCTGCCCAGGGCGCGGGTGTAGATGTCGAGGCTGGTGAGCCCGAATGTGAAGGCGATGTGCTCCACGTCGGACGTTGTGAGCGGCGCTTCATATCGGAGCCTTACGTGCCAGTAGTTGTTTCTCATACCGCTCTTTTTGTAGAACTCGGCATTTGTTATTCCGCTTCGTTTAACGAGATCTCGACATATGTCGATGATTCTCTTGCTGTCTTCGGTGACTTCATTTCTGGCAATGCTTCCCATGCCCAACATGGTACCCAATTGAGAAGGATTTGTAAAGAATACTCAATTGAGTAACAATAAACTTACTCAATTAAGTACGGTAAGAATTACCGCAAGGCAATGAACAAAGAAAGGAGCGGCAAGACAGATGAGTGAGACGGAAACCATCGCAAGGAATCTCAGCGGCGAGCTCGCACGGCACCGCAAGACACAGGCCGCGCTCGCCAAGGAACTCGGCATGAGCGAGAAAACCGTCAGCGAACGACTGCGAGGCAAAGGAGCATTCGATACCGAGCAACTCGAAAAGACGGCGACGATGCTCGGCATGAGCCTCTACCAGCTCATGATCAAGCTCCTGCAACCAATCGACGGCATCAAACAGATCAAGCCGTGAGCCGCGCTCGCCGACGAATGAATCGAAAGGAGAATCCAATGGTTGTTGATTTATCCAAGTATGACGGAGACTCATTCGAAGCCGCGCTCGATGTCTTCTATGGCGTCGTAGACGACCTGAAGATACAGGCGGCTGGTGGACGGCTGACCCTCACTGATCTTGAGGGTTATCGTTCCCGGATTGTTCGTGAGACGTATTCAAAGCTTGCTGAGATGAAGAAATCTGGGGACGAACTCCGAAATAATCCAAAACAGTCGTGCCGTCCGCCGCGGCTCCAAGCACAAGAGCGCCGGCAGCAAGACACGGGCAAACCTTTGTTCTCAAGAATTCAACCAGCTTTCCCTGCGAGTCGGCGTCTTTGGAAACGGTGGCGGCGATATTGAGCGAGGTCTGCAATCTGGTGAACGCGCTGTCAAGCTTGAAATCGCCGGTCAGGTCGTACTCGTCCAACGCTATTCGAACTTCGCGTGCAAGGCGGACGATGTATTCCTTGAGCCCTTGCGGGAGTGTGATGTCGTTCAGCAACGATGGCAGCTCATCGATCATCGAACGGATATCGTCGCGGCGTTCACGTGGATATTGTTCGGGTCCCTGGTCCAGCAGTCGTTCCGCCGTGCGCAGCGCCATCCGGTCCTGAATGCTCAGGGAAACGTTCGATCTGTGCATTTCGCGGCTTTTCCCGCCATGCTCGTACGCGGCCCAGATATCAAGCCAGATTGATTCAAGGCAGGTCGAGGCCAGTTGCGCGTCCTCGTTGCCGGCTTCAGCCATAACGCGAATCGTCTGTTCCACGACAGACATGGCTCCAGACACGTCTGCGATGGAGAACGTCACGTTCTGCTCTTCGTTGGCTGTGAGCAGGAAATTCTTCACAAACTTTGCGGCGTTCATCGCCCCTCACTTCGAAAGGAAACAAAATGACCAGTGAGATTCAATCCTACAACTTCAACGGCGCCTCGTTGCATACCCTGACCGATGAGGCGGGGGAGCCGTGGTTCGTCGCCAAGGGCCAGACGTACTTCATCCGCCGGTACTGTCTCCAGCCGTCGTTGGAAGCGGGTGCGTGATGGATGACAAAGAGGTGTTTGCCGCATTGGCGGCGGCGTTGAAGCCGATGAATACAACGAAGGACATCGCGGACAACTGCGGCATCAAGGAAGGCACCCTGGCGTACTGGCGTAGCGCGGGCATCGGCCCGAAGTTCGTGAAGGTGGGACGAGTCGTCATGTATCCGAAGGAGCAGATGATCGCCTATTTCAAGAAACACCTGTACCAGTGCACGGCCGAATACGAGGAAGAGGTGGGTGCGTGATGACCGACAACGACTGGCGTACCGATACCCCGTGGCCGGATCCATGGGAAGAAAAGGAGGACAAATGAACGACATCCGCAAAGCCTGCGTCGAAGCGATATTCAGGGAATTCGAGAACGAGGGCGACGCCATCCGTCCGGCCTATGCCGACGGGTGGGACGACATCGAAGCAAGGCGTTCGCTCGGTCACATCGTCGGATACGTCGACCTCGACGTGGCCGACCTCGTGGACATCGTCATCGACACCATCAACAAGGAGCTGTGATGGAATCAATGCCTCTGGCTGTTGGTCAGGCGCTGCTCGACTTTGTCGTTGCGTCTGGCACCAAGCTCCGTAGTGTAAGCGACGTGAACCGTCACACGACAGGATCCACGTCCGAAGTAGGTGAAGCCTGGTTGGGCGTTCAGGCGGTCGATACCGGCCTGGTCTTCGAATATCTGCTTGGAGAAGAACTCGCTTTCGAGCGCGACCTCTCCGAACGGCGCAACCTCGTCGACGTGCCGTTGCACAACGGTCTGGTCTTTGAAGCGGACGAACACGGACACGTCTCGTGCCATGTCGGGGCAATCGTTGACAAGGAAGACGGTCGAGGTTTCTCCATCGTATTCGACCCGCCACTTGTAGACCGTCTGGTCGGCGGTGACGGACAACGCCCGCTGGCTGATCAAGTTCGCGTCTGCAGCTATCTCGTTCGCCTTTCCTGCAAGGCAGTTGGCCTGCTCGGCGGCACGCTTCGATTCGACGGCGATCCGGTTGGCTTCCTCAGCCGAGCCGTTCGCCTGCTCCGAGAGCTTGTTGCCATGGCGCGCCTGGAACAAGGCGACACATCCGGCGACACCGCCAACCAATCCCGTGACGGCGCCAACGACGCCGGTGACCACATTGATGTCCATTCCACCGATTCTACGGACGGAGGCGAACGATGAAAGCTCTTGCCCGCATCATCCTGCACCAGCTGATCTTCGCGGTGTGGCTAATGGCCATGTGGGTGCTGTACTGCACGCCGGCCTGCACGCACCCCATCGAACATCTCATCGCCGCGCCGTTCGCGGTGCTCATCCCCACGGCCATCATCATGCGCCGCCTGTGCTCCGACCCCCGCTTCATGCGATGGCTGGACGAGCAACGGCAGTGAAGGACTTGGACGGTTCCTCACACATTGCGGCATGGACGTGGTTCGTCATGCGCGGCCATGCCGGAACCGCCCACGCGTCAAGGAAAAGACGTTAAAACCAGCCGGACGGGTCATCTTCTCTCTTCTCCTCCCGTCCGGCCTTCGCCGGGACCCGCGACAGGATGCGGGCGCCATGGATCGGCGTGTTGAGGTCACGCCGGCGAACGGATGCGTGGTTCGACTCCGCGTCCCGGCACGACATCAATCCAAAGGAGGCAAACGTTGCCAAGCAAAACACCAAGCAGGCCGGAAGGCGAGAAGTGGTTCGAATGGCCGCTCACACCCGCCAGCGTCGGCATGACATCCGCCGAACTGATCGGCGAACTGTACGAGACCATCAGCGCGCTCAACCGCGATCGGGGCTGGAACCTCACCATGGTCGCGCCGGCGCGCTTCGGCGAGATCGTCATCGACCGCGAGGCCGGATGCCTTCGCGCGAAATGCGCGTGGAAGGCCAAGGATCCCAGCCAGCTCGGCCCGGAACCGGCCGGATACGTGAAGGGAGCCTGACATGGCCATAGGGGAGACCGTCATCACCATTATCGGCAACCTCACCGCGGATCCGGAACTGAGAACCACCGGCCAGGGCGCGCAGGTCGCCGGCTTCACCATCGCAAACACCGCGCGCGTATACAACAAGCAGACCGGCCAGTACGAGGATGGGGCGGCACTGTTCATGCGCTGCTCGGCATGGCGCGACATGGCCTCGCATTGCGCGCAGAGCCTTGCGAAGGGCATGCGCGTCATCGCACAAGGCCGTCTGCAGCAGCGTTCCTACCAGGCGCAGGACGGATCCAATCGCACCGTCATAGAGCTGCAGGTTGACGAGATCGGCCCGAGCCTACGCTACGCCACCGCGCAGGTCAGCCGCATCGACCGACGGCCGCAAGGCCCCATCTACGGCAATCCCGCCGCACAGACGCCCACCGTCAACACCGGAGCGGGCGGCTGGAGCCAACAGCCGGCCCGGTCCACGCAACCGGCCGCACCTGCCGACGATCCGTGGGGCGCTCCGTCGGACGACCAGTCATCATTCGGAGACTTCGGCAAACCGGAATCGGAACCGGAATTCTAAGGAGCAGCAATGAAAGCCAGCGAACAACAGGCGCTCATCCCGCAGGAGGCCACGCCCGACACGCTCATCGACCTCATCGGCAAGACCCAGCAGGTCACCAAGGCCGCGGCCGTCGTGCTCAAGGCATGCCGCACCGTCATGGACACCCGCACCAAGAAGGAGCACATCGACAAGTGGGGCGGCATCCACGCCATCACCGAAGCCGTGTACGACTGCGCGGACCTCGCGCAGCGCATCCTCGACGCGGGACTGGCCATGGAGGCCATGTGTGCGAAGCCCGCCACGTCACGGCAGATGATCCTCATCGACGACATGCGCCGCAGCCTCGACATGGACGACGGCGACGTGGAGGCGACCGTCGATCCGGACACCGGCGAGATCGACTGAACCACGGAAGGAGCAAGAGAGATATGTGGTTCATCATCGACGACCAGATGGCCGACGACAGGCGCATCCGCCGCCTGCCGCTCGCCACCGTGGGACTGTGGGTCAAGCTGTGCGTCATCCACTCCAAAGGCATCTCGATGCAAGCCAAGGACCCCACCGCGTACCCCGGCCACTTCGACAAGCTCGACCTCAAGGACGCCGGCGGCACCATGAAACAGCTGCAGCAGCTCATCGACTCGGGCCTCATGGAAGAGCACGACGGCGGATGGCGTCCGGTCTACGCGGAAGGCATCTGCAGGGAGCCGAAGACGCTGACCGAAGAGCAGCGCGAGGCGCGCAGAAAGGCCGGAAGCAAGGGAGGACGCCGCAAGGCGGCCAACCAGAAAGCCAAGCAAACATTCAGCAACTTGCCAGAAAACAGCCAAGCAAACGGAGAGCAAAACAGTAGCGAGACAGGTAGCAAACCGTCTAGCAAGTTGCTAGAGGACAGCCAAGCAAAAACATGGCATAAAACCGATACCGATAATCCCTCTCCGACCCCTCCCGCCGGCAAACCGAAGCAACCCGCCACGCCGGAATCCGGCTTCGACCATTTCGCCGAAGCCTATCCCGGATCCGTCGGCGCGAAAGGCCGCAAGACCGAAGCCGAAGCCAGAGCCCTGTACGCGGCCATCGCCGGAAACCCCGTCGAACTCACCCGCCTCCAAACCGCGCTCCGCCGCTACAAGCACGCCGTCAACGACGGCCAAATCCGCAGCGGCCACATCCCACGGCTCAACACATGGCTCCGCGACCAATGGGAAACCTGGGCGCCCGAGCCAATCTCGCCGCCACCAAGCCACAAGCACACCTGGAACTGCGAACACGTCCACCAGCTCATGGATCCGCATGAGGACGAATACGACCACACCGGAAGCCTCCGCAACGGCAACCCAAGCGAATGGTGGAAGGCATGCCAGGCGTGCGCCGAAGAACTCAACAACCAAGAAACCAGCAAGGAGAAGCAATGAGCAACTACCAAAGCAACGAAATCAAGCTCATCAACACGAGCCTGATCGACCCACACCCCGACAATCCACGCAAAAACATCGGCGACGTGACCGACCTCGCCGCCAGCATCGACAACGAGGTCAGAGCATCCCGCGACGATTTCGGCCAGCTCACCATCGGCCAGCTCGTGGCCATAGCGCGATATGACGGCCAGCCGGACAGGCAGAAGAAGCTCGCGCAGGCGGCCGGCACCTCGAACTTCGACTACATCCTCCACAACATCGAACGCGACGACCGCGACCGGCAATGGATCGAATCGGTCGCCGCGCTCCTCGTGGAGTCCGACAACGGCATCAACCTCATCCCCGACCCACCCTACAGCAACCCGGAATGGCGATACGCCGGCTGCATGTTCCCATCCACCGGCACCCCCGAAGAAACCATCGAGAAAATCCGCGAACAGAACCCCGCAGCCGTATCCATCCACATGGAGCAGGTCTCCCTCTGGACCCGCCGCGACAAGACCGCCGACGCCGAAAAGGAAGCCCGACGAGCCGCCGAACAAGCCGAACGCGACGCCCGCTGGCACGCGCTCGAGGAATACGCCGCCGCATCCGCAGACAAGCGCATGGCATGGCTCCACGCCAACCTCCACGCCGTCAAACGCGCCCAGCTCATCGAAACCACGGCCCGGCTGGGACTCCTGCAGATCATCGACCCCTTCCCAGGCGGCTTCACCGACGCCCTCACCAACTGGAACGACCACACCGGAAGCCGCGAGGAATACGAGAAGATCACCGGCATCACAGCCGAAGACGCCCCGACAGCCGCCCGCATCAGCCTGCAGACCGACGACTGGCCATTGGAAGCAGCATCCATCCTCGCCGCACGTTTCGAATGGTTCATCGACCCGACCGACTGGACCACCGTCAACGACACCAGCAGACGCATCCCCGGCTACTACCAGATCCTCCAAGACCTCGGCTACACGCCCGCCGACGACGAAACCAGCCACCTGACCAGCCTCATCGCCGCCATCAGCGAAGCCGACTCCGACGAAAACGAAGAAGACGAGGAGAACAACCAATGACCAGGAAACAACTCGAAAGACTCGCCCAACTCCTCACCGACACCGCCCAGGCCGCCAGCACGATCGAACTGCGAGCGCTCGCCGGTGGCAGGGCGGATGACGGCATCGTGGCGATGGCGGCGGGGCTGAGGTCCGACTGCACTGCGTGTTTGGTGCTGGTCGACGGTCTGATGCAGGAGGGGGTGCGTTGTGAGTGAGTTCGACGATTCGAAGCGTGCCGCCTTGGAGCGTCAGGGATGGCATTGCCAGCGTTGCGGGACGAACATCCATGACCCGTCACGCTGGCCTGGACGCTCCGGCCATCACCGTCAGTTGCGGCGGGCGGCGGATCCGGATGTGAGGCACAGTCCGGCCAACATTGTTGAGCTGTGTGGTTCGGGTACGACCGGCTGCCATGGGTGGGTCCATCAGCATGTGAGGGAGGCCGAACGCCTTGGGCTGATAGTCCCGCTCGGCGGGGATCCGCGCACCACTCCGGTGCGCGACTGGCAGGGGATCTGGCTCCGCCTCAACCAGGACGGCACCGCGACCCGTCTGACAGCCATGGAGGTCGCCACACTCGACATCGACAGGAGGGAAACGGAATGACCATTGACAAGCCCGACATGCTGCTATGGATGGATGTGGAGACCACGGGGCTCGACCCGGACCATGACAGGATCCTCGAGGTGGAAATGCGTTGCACCGACATGAGAGGCGTGCGGTGCGTCGGAGGTTTCCGCCGCGTCATCGGACTGGAAGGCCGCAAGGCATCCGTTGCGGACGGGAACATCAAGGCGTGGCGCATGCACTGCGCCAACGGACTGCTCGAAGACGCGCTCGACGGCGGATATACGGAGGAGGCGACGGCGAATGCGCTCGAGGAATACGTCGACAGCCTCGCGCAATCGTTCACCCTCCATCCGGCCGGCAGCAACCCGCAGTTCGACCTCGACTTCATCGGCCGACTCTGCCCGAACCTCCCGCTGCACCACCACCGCATCGACATGGCCACCCTCCGCGACAGTCTCGAAGCCGCCGGCTGGGATGTGAAACCGGAAGAGGAGACGCCTGCAGCCAGCGCCCACCGCACCGGCACATGCCTCGACCGCGACATCCGTCAATACGCGCGCATCATCCGCCACCTCTCCGATCATCCGGTCCGATACGTCGCCACGGAAGCAGCAAGGTGATGGACATCGCAGCAGTGATCCTCCTATGCGCCGCCATCCTGATCGGCTGGATGGCCAACAGGCCATGAACCGTACCAACAATGAAAGGAACCTCGGAATGAAACAGACCATCAACCGCATCTCCAACCGCGTCGGCGACTGGTTCGCCACGCTGTTCGCCATCGCCGCGCTGCTGCTCGTGCCGCACGCCATCATCCGGCCGATCATCGGCATCGGCCTCCACCACTGGATCCCCATCCAATGGCTCGCCCTGCACGCCATACTCATCATCCTCGCCCTATGCGTCGCGCTCGCCGCCTACATCATTGCGGACCGCACCGCCAAGGAACCGCCGGAAACATACTGAAAGGAGCCATCATGGCAGACCAGGAGACCATTCCGATCGGTCTGGAGACGCAGAACAAGGTGGCCGAGGCCATCTACTTGTGCTGGTATAGCAACGGTGCCCGCCATCCACGTCCATGGAACGAGATGCCCATGGAGGGCAAAGAGCCATGGAGGCGCGTGGCCAAGGACGCCATCAGAACGTTCTTCGCCTCTCCTGAGTTCCAGACGCTGCTCGACGACGTGTACGACGAAGGCTACGACGCGGCCGAAAAGGACGCCAGGGGCGAAAACGAAGGCGAGGAGCCGCGGTGAGTGTCAACGTCCCGCTGCATAAATGGCGGTCGGCCGATCCGGCCATCCTGATCGGCCGCCGCTGCATCGCCCAAACCGATCAGGACGTCATCATCGACGGACGACTCGAACTCATCCGGCATCCGGACGGCGCCGCCAGCCTCCGCTTCCCAGGCATCGGAAACGACATCATCGACCACGATCCGAACACATGTTCCAACAGCATGGGCGACGGCATCCGAAGCCTCGCCATCTACGGAAAGGAATGAAATGCACCACACAGACACCGTCAGAATCGCCACCAACCCACGCAAATGGCGCAGACCTGCACCCTGCCCGGCATGCCGCAAGTCCCGGCCGCTCATCCTGACCCTCGGCACCGTCTACAACCTCCGAACCCGCCAACCGGTCAACACCATCTACGGCTGCATCTGCCCCAACTGCCGGCACAAATGCATCCTCCACGTCGACGGCAAAAACCTCAAAAAAGCCATCCGCCTCTGGAACCACCACGCCAGCCACCATCAAAGGAACGAACAATGAGAAACACCATCTGCGCCACACTCACCGCCATCACCCTCACCCTCTGCACCGCGCTCGCGGGATGCGGAAGCGCGTCGGAGCCTTCCACGCCAGCGCATGCGGTCAGGTCCGTCGACTCGCAGTGCTCCGCCGGGGCCGACGTATTCACGGAATGCGTCGTCACCCTGACCGACACGAGGAAAGTTGACTGCGTCGTCTACTCGGACTACAAGCAGGCCGGCCTGTCATGCGACTGGAGTCATGTGAGCGGATCGGACAATGAACCACGGTGAAAATCAGAATTCGGGACGGCGCCATATACATCGTGCCGGAAGACGACGAGGAACGCCAAGTGACCGAAATCACCATCAACACCCTGTTCAGATGGGTGGCGGAACACGACAGGGAAAAGAGACAGCAATGAACAACACGGGCGCAGACATCGCCATCAGCATGCTCGGCAAGCTCATCGACCAGGAACTAGCGGCAGTGCGCGCCGCATCCCGCGACGGCAACCGGCCGCTCTACGAGTTTTCGTCGACCAGGTATCATGCCTACCTCACCGCCAAGGATGAGATCAGGAAGGCGCTCGCCGATGCCGTGGAGGAAAGGGATGGGTCGAATCCGTTCCTGCCGCAGCGTGACGAGTGGGTCACGATGGACATGCACACCTGCGACTTGTGCGGCCGCGCTTGCTCGAGTCCCGTCTACAGCGTGCTACTTGCCTATGGCGGCCAAGCGAAGGCCGTCACGGAGGTGTGCGCCGACTGTATGTGGCGTCTCAAATTCCAGCCGGTCAAAACCATCCCACTGGACGCCTACCGTCTTTTCGAGCAGTGGCTTTCGACTAGATCGGACGCGGAAGAAGAATGAAAACCCGGATACCGCATCTGGAAGACCAACGCAATCATCCCACGGAAAGGACCCGAAACAATGAGTGATGAAACGCTCGAACCGCCACTGCCGCCGATCGACGCGCGCACCGAAGCCGTCGCCGAACGCCTGTTCGGGCTCAAATTTGCACTCCGCAAGGACGATCCGAAACATATCCACGATGAATGGGAGCATGCGGCCGACTGGATCCGCGACGGATACCTGCGCCAAGCCATCGAAGTGCTCGCCACCGCCGACCAAGCGCAATCCGCGAGCGCCGACGGATCCGATTATAAGGAGCGGATGCGCGTCGAATACCGTGATTTGACCGCTCGTGCCGGCAGGCTCAAGGGCATGCTGCAGCGGTATGCGGATGGCACGCTTGACTTCGAGCCCGCCTGTCCGATCACTCTGCTGAGCAGGCAGCTTGACGTCATGGACGAATACGCTCTCATCCTCCGCCGCCGGGCACGCATCGAGCGCATCAGTCTTGTCAGGCAGCGCATCGACACGGCCGTCAGGGGCTCCAATGAGTGACGCGGCCGAACGGATCCGCGCATGGAACACGGAAACCGACAAACACAAAAGAAAAGCAAAGGAACGATGAACCAGTGAAAACGAAGAAAATCCTCGTGGACATGATCATGAAATGGCACCAAGCCGGATACTCAACCGACGAAATCGCGCCACTGGTGCCACAAATACCGAAGCCCGAAATCCAAGCCATCATCCAACACCGCGAATAAACAAGAAACCCGACCTTCCGGCCGGGCTCCTGGCATCACCACCAGAAGACTACCACGCCGGAGGGAATCGAACAAATGAACGAACGAAACAACGAATCCCAACCAACACCAAAGCCACAGCCAGCACAAACCAGCCAAAACAAGCCGGCGCTCGCCGGCGCGTGCCACGTGTGTGGTGCCGGTTGCCGTGCCGGAGATACGTTGTGTCTGGAATGCGACCGGCTATTGCGCGGATGGCTCTGCAGCTATCCGGAATGGCTGGAATCACTGTACGAGTTCCTGGATTCGACCGCGCATTATGGCGGCCACCAGTCCGGACGTGTCAACCTGCCCTCGGCGCCGACGCCGATCAGACTGTCCGTGGTGGATCACCTGCAGGAGGTCGATGATCTGGCGGTCACGTTGTGGCGCAGGCTGTACGCGCCGCCGGCCATGCCGTGGGTGACCCGCGTCACCCGTCCGCGTCTGTTGGGCATGCTCCGCGACTGCGCCGCATGCCCACGCCTGAGTCATCTGCCGGACATCGATTCCATCTACCGGGACTGGGAGCGGATGGCACGCCGCACGCTCGACATCATCGACGTGCCGCCTGCGAAACATGGCGTCGGCAGATGCCCGAACCCGTTGTGCGGCGTCGAATTGACCGCGGCGGTTGGCGCGGTAAGCGTTGCATGTCCTGTGTGCGGCAACACTTACCTTGTGGCGGATGTGCGGTTGGGGTTCCTGAGGGAATGCCTCCGGTCGGGACGCGCGTTCACGGCTGGTGAGTGCGCGGAACTGCTGCGCGAATGCGGATTCCAGTGCAACGCGAACACGATTCGCTCATGGCGCAAGCGCGGCAGGCTCCAACCGGTTGGTGAAAACGTGAAGGGGCAGCCGTTGTACAGGCTTTCCGACGTGCATGGACAGGTCGTGCGACGCGACTCGATTTGACAAAATCGAAAGTGCAACGCACAATTGTCAGTGGATTAGAGGGTTCAAACCGAGGTGACTTGGTTTGAACCCTTTTCATATCCGCCTTGGATTCTCCTAACTCCTTGGGTTGCGTAACACCGTCCTGTCCGAACGGCATATCGGACACGCTCCGCCCGCTCCGCGTCAGAGTGGGCATACACCAACAGCGGCAGGCAAGCCAATCCCGCGCTTACGTGATGCGGTGATGCTCAAACCGCCTGTCCATGCCTTCGTAGGAATCAGTGGCAGATCGCACCGGTCGCAGATCTTCGGATCCTCTTCCTTGCGGCCGCGTGTATGCGCGGGTTCGACTCCCGCCGAAGGCGCTCCATGAATAACCTCGTGAGGGGATATCCGCAGATGACGGGATCCCTAGTCGACACGTGGTCGGCCATGCTAGGACTTCATACGAAGGAATAACCATGAGCAAGCGACGCAACGAGCGGGTCGGCAACGGATACCGGCGGCGCATGCTCAGGCAAAGAGTGCTGGCCGCATACGATGTGTGCGCCATCTGCGGCAAGCCAGTCGACAAGACATTGAAGACACCACATCCGATGAGCGCCGAAGTGGATGAGCTCATACCGGTCTCACGCGGCGGTGATCCATACAGCTTCACTAACTGCAGGCTCACGCACCGCATCTGCAACAGGATGAAGAGCGACAAGACAGACGAACACGCACGAGCGCTGCTGGCTGGCAGACAGGAAGTGAAATCAAGCTCGATGCCGTTCAAAACGTTCGGCATCTGACCCGATACCAGGGCAGGGTACCCGGTCATACCCCCTTGGGGTAGCCTCGGGTGCAGTGCCGATATTTCTCTTGAAATTTAAGCGTAACGGATTGTGTTACGCATACGTTGAATGAAAGGCGGAATATGACCTTTTTCAAAGCGTCAGCGTCTGACATAGAACGATTTAATAAATACTTCAAAAGCGCTGATCCTAGTAAATGTTGGGAATGGAACGGCGCTCATCATCCAAAGGGATACGGCACGTTCCGTCTGGCAAAGACATCCGTTCCAGCACATCGCTTCGCATATGCATTAACCCATAACATGTTTATCCCAAACGGGATGGTGATTGATCATATCTGCCACAACCGTTCATGCGTTAATCCAGACCATTTAAGAGCAGTAACTGTTCAGGAGAATTCCGAGTATCGAGTCTCCTGTAATAAGAACAGCAAATCCAGAATCCGCGGTGTTTACTGGCGTAACGACCGAAAAGCATGGCAAGTTGAGGTTATCAAGAACAGGAAGGCACACAAGAGAGGTCCATTCAAGACGCTTGCACAGGCGGAAGCTGCCGCAGCAAGATTGCGCGAAGAGCTCGGGTTCATCACTGGTTTTGGAACGAAGGAAACGCAATGATCTGCGAAGTATGTGGCAGGCAATTCAGACCGAGTGGCAGGGGCAGCCCGCAGAAATATTGCTCCGTGAAATGCAGACAGAAAGACTATCGGCGTCGGAAAAAGAACAGGCCGGCACAGGCGAGGAAAAACAGTCCGGCTGCCAGGGCTGCGGAGACGAAACGGGAACCGGAATCCGACCTCGACCAGCGGAGCTTCGAACGGATGATGGACGGCAGCATGCTGGACATGCTGCGCGCGAACCGCGACCGGCTGCAGAAGGCCATGGACGACGCGTCCACTCCGGCGAACGCGCTGCCGGCGATCAGCCGCCAGCTCATCGCGGTGTGCGACAGGATCGAATCCCTGCAGGGCGGCGGCCTGACCGACCTGCTGGACGATGAGGAAGACGAGGTGACAGAGGATGTCGGAGCGTCGATTGTCTGAGATCGCCAAGGTCCTCCGCCAGCCGGAAGGCATCGTCGGCAGCGAGTTCACGCGAATCAACAAAGCTGCGCGCAAGGCCGGCATCCGTTTCGACTTGTGGCAGCAGGGCTTCTTGTGGCTTCTGTTCGCCAAGAACGCGGAAGGCAAGTATGCGTGTGGCGCGGACGGCGCCGTGCTGTCCAGCTGCAGGCAGATCGGCAAGACCTTCACCGTCGGCACCGCGTTGTTCCTCAAGGCGATACTCACACCGAACCTGAAAGCCATCTGGACCGCCCACCATACGCGCACCAGCGACGAGACATTCGCGGACATGTGCGAGATGGAGCACAATCCAGTGCTCGGCCGGTACGTGGAACGCATTCGCAGAGCAAACGGCCAACAGGAGATCACGTTCACGTCCGGCAGCCGCATCATGTTCGGCGCCCGCGAGAACGGTTTCGGCCGAGGATTGCACAGCGTGGACGTGGCCGTGTTCGACGAAGCGCAGATCCTCACAGTGCGCGCGATGGACAACATGATTCCGGTTTTGAACACGAGTCCTAACCCCCTGGTCGTGTATATGGGCAATCCACCCAAGCCGGGAGACCAGTGCGAGGCGTTCACGGAGAAACGCATGCACGCGCTGAACCATGACGGGAACCTCCTCTACGTGGAGCTTGCCGCCGACAAGGACGCGGATTCGGACGACCGCGAACAGTGGGCTAAAGCGAATCCCAGCTATCCGAAACGTACAAGCGAACAGGCAATCATGCGCATGCGCAACAACCTGTCGGACGATTCATTCCGTCGTGAGGCGCTTGGCATATGGGACGAGACCGCCACCGCGTACGCCATCAGTCCCGACCTGTGGCAGGCCGCGGCCGTCGACGACGTGCCCGAGGGCGGCACGGTGAGCTTCGGCATCGACATGCCTCCGGACAGGAGCGTGCTGACCATCGGAGCGGCGCTACGATACGCGGACGGTTCGGCCATCGTCCAGATGGCGAACATCAAGGACGCGCGGCAGGCGGGAACCATGTGGGCCGTGGACTGGCTCGCCGAACGTTGGCCGAAGACCGCCAGCGTGGTCATCGACGCGCAGTCGCCGGCCATGAGCCTGCTGCCCGACCTGAAGGCCGCGCACGTGAAGGTCACGGTCACGAACATGCAGGAGATGGGCCGCGCATGCGGACGGTTCCTCGACATGCTCAAGGCCGGCACGCTCAGGCACCCGCGGGACGAATACCAGCCACAGCTGGCCGCAGCCGTCAAGGGCGCGACCACGCGGCCGTTGGGGCAGTCCGGCGCGATCGCCTGGAACAAGCTCGGCTCGGATATCGACATAACGCCGCTCGTATCCACCACATTGGCGCTCTACGGGGCGTTCACCACGAAACGGCATCCTGGAAGACGACAGACCATCGGAGGAATCTAAATGGGCGACATCCAAATGACAAACGTTCCGGATAGCTGGCGGCCGTCCGGAGGATCGGTGGCTCTGACGAAACTGGTTGTGCCCACCAGCATCGACGGGCTTACAGACCAAGAGAACGAACTGCTTGCAGAGCTCGCCGAAGTGTGGACACGCCATGCGAGCCGCAATCGGAAACTCACCGCATACTACGAATCGAAAGAGCCGCTGGTCGACTTCGGTCTCACGGTTCCACAGTCCATCAAGGACCACTACACGCCATTGGGATGGGCACGCAAGGCGGTGGACATGCTCGCCGAGCTTTGCGTATTCGATGGATTCGTCTCGCCTGGTGTCGATGATCCGTTCCAACTACAGGACTTCATGAGCAGAATCGGCTTCACCAGCGTCCTCCAGCAGGCCATACAGACGGCACTCATCCACGGCTGCTCGTTCCTCAGCGTCATCCAAGACGCGGAGAACAGGCCTCTCATCCGCACCCACACCGCGGAAAGCTCGGCAGCGATCTGGGACTACCCGAACCGACGCGTCAAGGCATGCATGGCCATAACCGACGTGAACAACGACAACGAGGCCATCGGACTCGTGCTCTACATGCCGACGCGCAACATCAGCGTGTCCCGCAGTCTCGGCACATGGTACGTGCAAGGATCACAACCCACCGTGAACGGCGAATGCAGCGTGCTCCGCCTCGCCTACAAAGCCACCGAAGTCAAACCATTCGGACGCTCCCGCATCAGCCATGACGCGATGAACATCATCGACGGCGCGAACCGCACCATCGTGCGCGCCGAGGCGAACGCCGAATTCTACGCATTCCCAAAAATCCTGCTCATGGGCACCAGCGACGAGCTCGCGTCCTTGAGCGCGGACGCCGCGCTCAAACTCTACATGGGCCGCTACAACATGATCAGCAAGGACGCGGACGGTGATTCGCCGACAGTGACCCAACTGGCCGCATCCAGCATGGATCCGCACCTGACGATGCTGAAAAGCTGGGCCGCCATGTTCGCCAGCGCGATGAACATTCCCGCCAGCTCGCTCGGCATCGTATCGGACGCGAATCCGACGTCAGCGGACGCGACCGAGGCGCAACGCGAGGACCTGATTATCGAGGCGCGCCACTGCGACCGTGATTTCGGCGAATCGATCCTGCAGGCGGCACGCCTCGTGGCTCGAATGCAGGACCCGTCGGTGTCAGACGATGATCTGATGAAACTGCAGGTCGACTGGAAGAATCCGAACACTCCGTCAAGCTCCATGAGCGCCGACGCGTTCAGCAAACTCGCCGGCAGCATCGACTCGTTCGCCAACAGCGAGGTCGGCATGACCCGCGCCGGATTGAGCAGAAGCGAGATCGTCCGTTTGAAGGCCGACCAGCGCAAGGCTCAAGCCGGACAGGTCCTCGATCAGATTCGCGGTATGCGCCAACAGGCGGAGCAGACGCAGGATGACGGGGAACGCCAGGCCGACGCTTCCACGAAATCAACTGTTGCGGGGGGGGGCTGAAGGACAGCTTCGACGCACTGGGAGTAGCGATCAGAGCCGGGGTGACACCGGAATCCGCGGCATCGATGCTTGGACTGAAAGGCATTGAATTTACCGGCATGACGCCGGTCAGCCTCAAACTACCGGAAGGCGGCGGAAATGAGCCTGAACAGTCTGAACCTGCCTCCGGAACAACACAGAAGGCTTGAACTCGACCTCAACGACCTGTACGAGGATTACACGGACACCATGAGCCGCTTGCAGAAGGAGGCAGGCAACAGCGTTTCAGGACTTGTCTGGGACGGTGAAAGCCAGGAACTCATCAAAGCGGAGATCAACCGGTATGCTGACGCGGCCAACAAGCTCGCGTCCGACTACTACAGCCATGTGCGCGACCTATGGGCGCAATACGGCGGAATCGACATGCCGGAATACGATCCGCCGACCATCACCGCCGACCGTGCGGTCTGGCAGATGGAAGGCGGTTTCAACAACACCGACTTCATGGGATTGCATTACAAGGACGTCATTCCAGATGAGAACGGCGTCGTGCACAACAACGCCGGAAGAACCATCGACGACCTGTGGCCAACGTTCGCCGACGAGGAGCAGGCGCTGGAATACGTGCAGAATCTGATTCAGACGGTCGGACGGCTGACCATGCAGAGGGCCGTGGCCAACGACCCCACCAAGCCTCGCTGGGCTCGCGTCCCACGAGGGGCTAAGACATGCGCGTTCTGCCTTATGCTCGCCTCGCGTGGATTCGCCTACCTGAGCGGGGACACCGCCGGACGGCAGATGCAATACCATGCGGACTGCGATTGCGACATCGTGCCAAGCTGGGGCAGCAGCAAACTCAAAGGATACGATCCGGACAGGTATCGTGAAATGTACCAGGCAGCCAAGGCCGCGGCCGGCGATGACGGCGATTGGCGTGACACGCTAGCCCAATTGAGACGCATCTATCACGATGAGGTCAATGATGGCGTGACTGCCCAACCGACGATTCGATGGAGCGGCAAATCGATTCCGATCAGTGCTTCCGAACTATCGAGATTGTCGGATTACAGCGTCAGGATGCCTGGAGATAGATTCTCCAACGACGAGAAGATCGCGGCTTTGATGGATTGGACCGGAGACAGCTATAAAAGTATCAACGGCTACCTGTTCGGCGGACGAAACCCGTCAAAAGCCGTCATCCATCAGGTCGAATGCATCGACGAAGCGATATCCGACCATATCACCCGAGAACGTTTTACGGTCGACAGGCAGATGCGGTTGTCGACGTTCCACGTCAACGACATGGAGTCGCTTTTCGATTTGAATACCGGTCGCACCTTCGAACACATCGGCTATATGGCCACCAGCATCAAGGAGGGAGGCATTGACGTTGATGGGGAAGACCGCATCGCCACAAGAATCCTGGTACCGCCGGGAAGCGCCGGCGTGTATGTGGAGCCGATCACTCAGCATCCGGGAGAATACGAAATTCTTCTGCCGAGAGGAAGGACTCTTCGTTTCGAAGGGCTTGGAGCATCCGACGGCAGGCCGATTGTTTATCTGAGACTGCTATGATTGAACCTATGGATCGTTCCGACCGTTTCACGTTTATGCCCGGTGATTTGAAGGAAGTCACCGATGAGCGCCATCTTGCGGAAATCAAACGCAAGTATGGCGATATCTCCATGCCGCAGGACGAATATGAATGGGTCAGGAACGAAGGAAAGAAGCGCTGGTCCGTCGGCGACTATGTGTCGACCGACGAACTCAGGTCCGAATACGCGCGAAGAAAAGCGCTTGGAAATCTCTGAATCCCAGAAAGCCATCACGTTGAAAACGTGGTGGTTTTTCTTTTACCTTTCACACCCCAGCGATGGGGCGGGGCGCAGCCATGCGCGAAACCAACAAGAATGGCCGCCCACTCGCCGGCGTCAGGCGTGGAAAACCAAACAAAAGGAGCTACCAATCATGGCAGAAGACAATCAGACCGACGTTGACGGCCAGCAGGAGCCGGGACAGCACGCTCCGACCACGAAGGACGTGAACGACGCGAAGCCGAAGACCTTCACGCAGGAGGAAGTCGACCGCATCATCAACGAACGCCTTGGCAGGGAACGCGGCAGGAAAAGCGACTATGAGGAACTCAAGGAGAAGGCCGGTCACACCGCCGACCTCGAATCGAAGCTCTCCAAAGCGCTCGAAGAGAACGAGAAGCTTAAAAACGAAGCCAAACAGGCCGAACATGAGAAAGAGCTCTCCGCAATCCGTGTCGAGGTCGCGGCCAAATACGGCATCAGTGATCCAAGCGTCCTCGTCGGCGACGATGAGAAGCAGATCGGCGGCTACGCCGAGAGACTCATGAAGGTGTTCGCCGGCATGAGATCCCGCGGAATCGTCGCGGAGCAGAGCGCCCGCACCGGACAGGCCAAGCCGAAACATTCCGGCCGCGAGGATTTCGCCAACGCCATGAAGAACACGCTCCTGTAACCCAACCATCAGCCACTTAATGAAAGGATGAGTCATGGCAGATCCGTCAATGACCCGAAAAAGCAATGGCCTCGACCTCACTCCAGAAACCCAGGCGGAGATCTGGCAGACCGCGAAATACCAGAGCGCGTTCATGCAGCTCGTACCCGAGATGAAGCTTCCAGGCAACGGCGCACGCGTGCCGATCATCACCGGCGACCCCGAGGCCGCGTGGGTCGATGAAGGAGCGGAGAAGCCCAAGAGCGGCGTCGGCTTTGGCAAGAAGGACATGCTGCCGTACACCATCGCGGTCATCATGCCGTTCTCCAACCAGTTCAAGCGCGACTTCGGCGCCCTCTACGACCAAGTGGTCGCCAAGGGGCCGGGCGCTATCGCGCGCACCTTCGACAAGACCATCATTGGATTGGTTGACGCTCCGGGCTCGGACTTCGACACATTGAAGACCGCAAAGAAGATCAGCCTCGGTCAAAACGTGTGGAAGAACCTGAACGCGGCCGACGACTCCGTATCCGCGGCGGATGGCACCCTCGACGGATGGGCAATGTCCACCCAGGGCCGAAGCCTCCTGCGACAGGCCACCGACAACAACGGACGACCACTGTTCCTCGACGGCACCGGCTCGTCCGACGTGTCCACCATCCTCGGCAATCCTGTGCAGATCTCCAAGGGCGTGCACGTCCCCGCGGTCACCGGAGAAACCCCCGCCAAGGAGATCATCGGCGTCGGCGGCGAATTCGCATCCGCCGCATGGGGCAGCGTCGAGGGCCTGCAGACCAGCATCTCCGACCAGGCCACCGTCACCATCGACGGCAAGCAGATCAACCTGTGGGAACACAACATGTTCGCCGTGCGAATCGAAATCGAGGTCGGCTTCCGCATCCGCGACATCAACCGCTTCGTCCTGCTTACCGCCTGACGGAGACCGACATGACCGTCGAACCCGACGTGTTCGCCACCTCCGACGACCTCGAACGGAGATGGCACAAGCTCACCGACGAGGAACGCGAGAAGGCCGACACGCATCTCATGGACGTGACCGACTACATCAAGGAACGTTCCCCGAACTGGCAACGTCTCCAAAAAGAACGGCCACGCCTCCTGGCGAAGATCACCTGCGACATCGTCCGCAGGATCATGCAGGCCGACCCGTACGGCATTCCCGGCGGCGTCACCCAGATGAACCAGACCACCGGCAGCTTCAGCGAACAATACAGTTTCGGAGCACCAACCGGCGACCTGTGGCTGCGTGACGACGAGAAACGCATCCTCGGCATCAACGCTCAGCGCGCGTTCAGCGTCGACATGGCAACGGGGGAGACGTCCTAGTGGAAACCATCGAAGTGTGGCGCGGCCAACCCACGACCGACACGGATGGCAATCCAATCCAGGGCAAGCCCGTCCGTGTCGGCGCATTTCAGGCGGTGGTAGCCCCGTCCTCCACCACCGACCAGGTCGAGGAGAACGCCAATCCACGGACCATCGAATACACGATCCACATCCGCGGTAGCCAGCCGACAGGCATCCAAGCCACCGACCTGATCAAAGTCAGAGGCGTCCTTCTGCCCGTCAAAGGAAAACCGCAAGTGTGGAACAACCTCCACGGACGGCACGTCGGCGACGTGCTCACCGTGGGCGAGCGGAAAGGATAAACATGGCCAAGCGATGCAGATTCGTGTTCAACCGCAAGGCGTTCAGCCAACAGGTGCTGAAGAACGAGACCCTGCGGGACCGCATGCGCGACGCCGCCAACGAGGCCGTCACCGACAGCCGTTGCATGGTGCGCGACCATGACGGCAAGAACCGCAGTGGCGTGGCGATCATCTGCCCGGCACCGGTGGAGAAGGCGCACGGCACGTTGGAGGACACGCTCGGAAGGATGCGCGTATGAGCATCCCGGTCACTCCCCGGCGCACGGAACCCCTGCTCCTGTCCAAACTGAGGACACTGTTCCCGGACGTGACGTTCGACACCATCGAACGAAGCGACCTCGAACCTCCCTTCACCGAAGCCACGCTGGCCGACTCCATGCAAGGCATGAGCACCCCAATCTCGCAGTACGTGCGGCTGCGGTTGAGCGTGCGCTGCATGAGAGAGGACCATACGGGCGACTGGGGCAAGGCCGCACGCCTGTGGGCCGACATCGCGAGGGAGATCATCGGGCTTGGAACCGTCGCGCCGCTCATCGACGCGTCACTCGAATCCGGGCCGGTACGCATGACTGACGAGGACAAGAGGCTGGTGTGCGCGTACGGCGTGCTCCTGCTCGAGGTCACCGTCAACTGAAACACAACCAAAGACAACGTGCCGCCACACGCGAAGAACGGAAAGGTGCAGACGAATGTCTGACAACAACGAAAAAACCACCGTCGCCGCGCAGGGCGCGACCGACTACGGGTACGTGTCCAGCGGCAACACCGCAGGCAACGTGCGCCTGATCAAGAACTACGCGCTGTTCCTGTTCCCCAAGGGCGACAGCACGTTCGTGGCTCCGACCGGAGTGGCCTGGACCCCGCCGGCAAGCAAGAAGCCGATCGGCTACTCCACGGAGGACGGCGCCGTACTGCATCCGGAGCCGGGCGACAGCACCGACTACAAGGCCCACAACGGCGACATCGTCCTGTCCGACACGGATCCGGGCTACTGGACCCTGCAGCTCGCCGCCATGGAGGGCCGCAAGGATGTGGTGTCGGCCTACTTCGACGTGGACGTCGAATCCGACGGAGGCATCAGCATCAAGGGAGCCGGACTGAAGAAGGAATGGATCCTCGTGCTGGTCGCGCTCGACCAGCAGGACCGTCCGTTCCTCCTGTACGGCACCAACGCGAAGGTGTCCGACCGTGACGACGTGAGCCTGAAATCCAGCGAGATCATGAATTTCAGCATGACGTTCAAGATGCTCAAGGGAGACAAGGGCGAGCAGTTCCACGCCTGGGGCCTCGTCACCGAAGACGGCAAGTGACCCATTGATTCTTCCCGTGCGGCCGATGGCGGTCGACCGCACGGGACCATTACCCATAACCGCCGATAACCATGAAACGGAGACGAAATGAGCGACAACACCTACCATGTCGTGGACGTGGACCTTACCGACGCGGAGGAGCTCAAACCCGACGTGCACCTCGAGGTCGCCGGCGTCAAACTCGACCTGCCGAACCTCAACAACGCGGAACTGCCCATCGAACTCGTCCAGGCCATCCTCCTGGTCAAAAGCAAGCCCGCATTGTCCGACGAGGAAACCACGGCCTGCGTGAGCACGTTCCTCGCCTACTTCCAGACGATGCAGCCGAACTTCTGGAACGTGCTGCGCAAGACCAAACGTCCGATGGCCTACCTCACCGCGACCATCAAGGCGTGGGCCGAGGAATCCGGACTGGACCCAAAAGCGTTTACCTCGCCCACCTCTGGAACAACAATCGCGCGGCGCTAGCCTACGACTGGATCCGAGCGTACGGGCAGATCTACAGGCCCGTACGCTTCCGGGAATGGGTTGAAGGCCAACGTCCACGAGTCGATTGGGGACTCGCCTGGGCGTTGACCCGCGAAATCCTCAAAGACCATACGAGCCACTCGTGGATGGCGTTGCAGAACGCCGTTTACGCGCCCGACGGAGCCGAACAGGCGGTCTGGACGCTGTCCGGACAACGCAAACGCCCATGGTTCGACCACGAGCACGACCCGCTCCGCCCGCCAACCCCGACGCACAACCTCACCCGCCGTCAACGCGAGGACAGGGAACGGCTCAAAGCCTACTTCCACATCAACGACGACCTCTGATTCCGACCGCCATCGGAATCCCAACCTACGAATAAGGAAACACGATGGCAGCACAGGACATAGGCGTCGTATACGTCCACGTCGAACCATCCGGCAAAGGATTCGGCAAAAGCATCGAAGGTGACATCGGCGACGCCGTAGACAGGGCATCCGCCAAAAGCAGCGGATCGCTCATCACAAAAATCGGCGGCGCGTTCGGCAAAGTCGGCAAGATCGGCACCGGCGCGATTGCCACCCTCGCCGGCGGCATCACCGCATTGGCCGCCAAAGGCGGCTTCACCCGAGCGCTCAACATCGAGAACGCGCAAGCCAAACTCAAAGGCCTCGGCCACGACAGCGCCAGCGTCACCGAAATCATGAACGACGCGCTCGCCTCCGTCAAGGGCACCGCGTTCGGATTGGGTGACGCCGCGACCGTCGCGGCCAGCCTGTCAGCATCCGGCATCAAGGAAGGCGACCAGCTCACCAAGGTCCTCAAGACCGTGGCCGACACCGCGCAGATCAGCGGCAGAAGCCTCACCGACATCGGCATGATCTTCGGTTCCGTCGCCGCGCGAGGCAAACTCCAGGGCGACGACATGCTCCAGCTCATGTCGAGCGGCATCCCAGTCCTCCAAATGCTCGGCAAGCATCTGAACAAGACCAGCGCCGAAGTGTCCGACATGGTCTCGGACGGCAAGATCGACTTCCAAACCTTCGCCGACGCCATGCAGGAAGGCCTAGGCGGGGCCGCACTATCCGCAGGCACCACATTCACCGGCGCCCTGGCCAACGTGAAAGCCGCATTGAGCCGACTCGGAGAAACAGCCGCCACACCAGTCCTCGACGGCCTGCGCGGCCTGTTCAACCAAGCCATCCCACTCATCGACACATTCACCGCAGCCGTCACACCAACTCTGCAAAAAGTCGGAGCGGCACTCCAACAAGGTCTCGAGAACGCGATACCCGCCACACAGGCGAAACTCAAAAACCTTGGCGACACGATCTCCAACATCCCCGGCTTCCAGATGCTCGCCTCGGCGACGGCCAGCCTCAAAAGCCAACTCACTGGCCTCTGGAACGCAATCACATCACTCATAGGCGGACTCAACAATGGCGGCGAAGCCGCCACAATGTTCTCCACAACCGCCGGCGCGCTAGCGGGAGTGGTCGCTTCAGTCGCGCAGGCGTTGTCGAACGCGGCGGGATGGGCGAAGACGTTCGTCAACACGTTCATCGAGACGGGCGCGTTGCAGCCGTTCCTTGAAAGCCTGACCGGCGTCATCTCCGGATTGGGCTCGCTGGTTTCCGGATTGGCGGCCGCGGTCTCGCAGGCCTTCGGCTTCAACGACAGCGCGCGCACCGCCAGTTCCGCGGCGCAGAGCTTCGCCGGACTGTTGAACACTTTGACCGGCGTGCTCATGACGGTGGGAGGCTGGCTGCAGTCGGTCGGACAGTGGGCGCAGCAGAACGGCGCACTGGTATCCGGCGCGTTGAAAGCCATCACCATTGCATTGCTCGCGGTCAAAGGCTGGGATATCGTCTCGGCCGGGCTGAAGACAGTTTCCGGTGGACTGAAGGCCATTTCCGCGACTGCCTCCGGTGTGGAGAAGACCGCTACGGCCGCGTTCGATTTGATTGGCAAGATCTCCGACGCGGGAAGTGTGGCGGGCGGCCTGAAGCAACTCGCTGGCTCGTTCAACATCGTCAAGACCGCTCAATCGGCGTGGAGTGCGGTGACCAAGGCCGCTACTGCCGTGCAATTGGCGTTCAGCGCTGCTTTGGACGCGAATCCTATCGGAATGCTCGTCGTAGCCATCGGTGCGGTCGTGGCCGCATTGGCATGGTTCTTCACCCAGACCAATACCGGACGTCAAATGTGGGCGTCGTTCACGTCGTTCCTCTCGTCCGCGTGGCAGGCGACCGTCGGCAAGGTCACCTCTATCGGCCAGACCATCGTCACGTTCTTCACCTCGACGCTCCCGTCGGCCATCCAAGGTGTCGGACAATGGTTCCAACAACTGCCCGGCAATATCGCCAGCTGGCTCGCCGGAGCAGCGTCAGCCGTCGCATCATGGGTCGTGAGCCTTGGCCAGTCCGCATTGCAGGCCGGACAACAGTTCCTCACAAACCTCGCCAACGCGATCATGAACCTGCCAGAGACGATCGCCTACTGGCTCGGCTACACCGTCACGTCAATCGCGCTGTACGCGGTCGCGTTCGGCGCGCAGGCCCTCCAGATGGGCATGCAATTCGTGCAGAACGTCGGCACGTTCCTCACCCAGCTTCCCGGAAACGTGGCCGGCTGGCTCGCCTCGACGGCCGCGAACATCGGCGCATGGGTGTCGTCCACGGCCATGCAGGCCATGCAGATGGGCGTGCAGTTCCTCACGAACGTCGGGACATTCCTCCTCCAACTGCCAGGAAACGTGGCCGGCTGGCTCGCCGGAGCCGTGGCCTCGGCCTCCGCATGGGTCTCCAGTATGGCATCGCAGGCCATCCAGGCAGGCAGCAGATTCCTGCAGAACGTCGGCACGTTCCTCACCCAGCTGCCGGCAAGGGTCGGCGCATGGCTGCTGTCCACCATCGCGCGAGCCGCCAGCTTCGCCAGCCAGATGGGATCAAAGGCGTTGCAGGCCGGCCAGCAATTCGTGCAGAACATCGTCAGCACACTGTCATCCCTGCCTGGCCGCATGCTCAGCATCGGAGCGAACATCGTCAGCGGCATCGTCAGCGGCATCCAGAGCAAGCTCGGCAGCATCGCATCGAGCCTGCTCTCCGGAGTCAACGATGCCATCTCCGCGGTCAAGAGCAAGCTCGGCATCCACTCGCCATCACGACTCATGCGTGACGAGGTGGGCGTGATGATAGGCCGTGGCATGGCGCTGGGCATCGACGATTCGGCCGCCGTGGTCGACCGGTCCATGGATTCGCTCGTCTCCACGATGAGCCTCGACGGCACGGACTGGTCGAAGACCGGCAGGCTGAACGTCACGGCAGGCACCGGCGCCAATGCCGGCGACGGCGATCTGCGGGAACTCATCGCGGCCGTCGAATCGCTGCACGACGACCTCGGATCGATCATCGCCAGGTACACGCCGACGATAGGGGACCGCGACTTCGCAAGGAAGGTGAGAAGTGCAATCGCTTGAATACGCGTGCGCCGCCACAGGTGAGCGAATCGGCTTCGAAGGGCCTCTGTACGGCGAAACGCTCGCCGGACTGCGCGGCCGTGTCTGGGACTACAGCATCGGCGCACGCGGTCTGACCGGCGTCACCCGCAAGACACGCGAAACGAACGTCACGGTGAGGATCCATGATTCGCTGGCCACGCTCGACCTGCTGCGCCGTCTCGCCGACGCCGACATGGCAGCCGGCACGCCAGGCACGCTCGTGGCCGACGGCGAATGGGAGACCAGGGCGTGGATCCCGAAAAGCGAGCCGCAGACCATCACGCCCACGATGGTCGAGACGCAGCTGACCATCGTGCTTGCAGACGGTATGTGGCGGCGCGGGACTACCGAACACCACGATCCGCGAACCGACGCCGGCAGCGGACTTGACTACCCGCACGACTATCCGCACGACTACGGCGGCATGAGCATCCTCGACACCGTGGCCAACACGAGCGGCATGCCGCAGCCGATACGCCTCACGATCTTCGGCCCATGCGTCAACCCGTACATCATCATCGGCCCCAACCGGTACGAGGTCGACGCGACCATTCCGGCCGGAAGCCGCCTCGAAATCGACGCGGCCTCCGATAGCAGAACCGTCACGATGATCTCGGACACCGGCCTGCGCACGAACCTCTTCGCCAAGGCAGTGCGAGGCACCGGACGCGGATCCGGAACCTACATCTTTGAACCGCTGCCGCCCGGCATGAGCACGATCAGCTGGGCTGGCGGATTCAAATTCGACCTGACCGCCATCGAGGAGAGGAGCGAACCGCCATGGACCTGATCGTCACCGACACGAACGGCACGCCGTCCGGCTCGTACGCCTCATGGACGCTCGACCTGGCATACGGGTCGGGGGAGAACGACTTCGACCTCCAATGCCCGGCATGCCTGAAACCAGGCTGCCGATGGTGGGTCGACGGCACCGGCTGGGGCGGCATCGTCGACGACGTGAAGACCAGCGTCACCGGCGGCGAGGGCGAGCTCACCTACCACGGTCGCGACTGGCACGGCCTGCTCGCCTCGAAGATCCTCGAACCCGACAAGGGCAAGGACTACCTGACCATGAGCGGCACGATCGGCACGCTCCTGCGCACCGTCATCTCCCGTATCGGACTGCAGGACATCCTCACCGTCACGGAAGGCACATCCAAAACCGCAAACTGGCAGTTCGACCGGTACTGCGACGCGTGGAGCGGCCTGTCCAAGATGCTGCGCGCATCAGGACTGCGGCTGCGCATCACCGCAGCGCAGAACGGCGTGACAGTCGACGCGCCGCCGATCACGGCCGCCGGCGACCTCATCGACTCCGACCTCATCGACTTCGATGCGACCCTCGCCTCGCATCCGATCAACCACCTGATCTGCCTCGGCAAGGGCGAACTCAAGGACAGGATCGTCGTCCACTGGTACGCCGACCAGAAAGGCACGCTCAGCCACACGCAGACCATCAAAGGCGCGGACGAGCGCACAAGCGTCTACGAGCTCAGCAACGCCGACGCCGCCGAACTCGAGACCAAAGGCAAGACAAAGCTCCAGGAGCTGCGAGATACAGGCAGCATCGACGTGGATGTGGAATCCGACGGCATCGACCTCGACGTGGGCGACACCGTGACCGGCCGCGACAACACCACCGGCATCAAGGTCACCGCCGAAATCACCAAAAAAATCATCAAAATCGAAGACGGCATCCCGACCGTAACCTACGAGGCGACCACCGCATCCACGGAATCGACCGGCGAGACCGGCGGCGGTGGATCAAGCTCCGGAGACGGCCACGCCTACTACGCCGGCAGTGGCCTCACCCTCTCCAACTGGACGTTCAGCGCCGATGTGACCGCCGCCGACCTCGAAACGGTCCGCAAAACCGCCACCGAAGCCAACAAGGCCGCAAGCGACGCCGCGGCCGAAATCGCCGGCGCACGAGACCTCGCCACCCAGGCGGACGGCAAAGCCGACAAGGCGCAAACCACCGCGGATGCGGCGAACACGCTCGCAAGCCAGGCGAACGACACGGCACAGGAGCGGGTGAAGACCATCGCCGCCGGCACAGGCGTCACCGCCACCCGCGCCGGAAGCACGGTGACCCTGACCGCGCCGCACACGCTGCCCGCGCCCACCAGCCTCACCAGCACCGACCTCAACACGCTCAAAACCGGCTATGGTGCCTACTGGGCGGGCGGCGGCAACACCTGCTCGCACAAGCCAAGCGGCGTCGGACACTTCGGTCTGATCGTGCAACGCACCGCACTCGGCTGGACCACGCAACTCCTCACCGACCCGCAGACCGGGAAGATCTGGCGGCGCACCTGGAACTCCAACAGCTGGGACGAATGGAAGGCGCTGGCCGAGGACCGGGACGCGACCACGACGATCCACGGCCTCATGAGCAGCGGAGACAAACAAAAACTCAACAGAATCCAGGACGGAGCGAACGCCTACACTCTGCCCGTGGCCGCAACGGATACCCTCGGCGGCGTCAAACCCGACGGCAAGACCATCACCATCGGCCAGGACGGCACCATCACCGCACAATCCAGCGCAACAGCGGCATCCTTCCTCGCCGCACACCCAATCGGCTCGCTCTACTGGTGCGTCGCCGGCAACCCCAACGACCAGGGCGGCACATGGAAGGAAATCCCCACAATCATCGGAGGACACGTATGGCAAAGACTCGCCTGAAAGGAACATCATGGCAAAAACCACGAACATCACCAAATACACATGCGACCGCTGCCACGACAGCGCATACCTCACCGACGGAGATCCGCGCACGTCGAGCGACTGGCACCAGATCAAACACACCACCGCGGACGGAGTGACGCAGGAGGCACTGGCATGCACCTCATGCCAGCAGGAATTCAAGAAACTCGCCGCCACGCAGGACGCGGCCTACACGGCATGGCTTACCGAGGGAAAGGACTGACATGACCACCACGCTCATCACAGGCAAGGGCGGCACACCGCACATCACCAGCGGCGACATGGGCGCCATGCAAGCCGGAATCATCGGCAACGGCAGCTACCTGCTGCAGGGGGCTGACGGGAAATTCCCCGCGGTCACCATGCAGGACGCCAACCATGCGCTGATCCCAGTCCTCAACCTCGTGGTCGAAGGACGATACGCGCGCGTCACCGAGGCCGAGACCGCGACCATCGAAAGCGGCATGAGCGGCCAGAACCGCAACGACCTCGTCTGCCTCAAATACACACGGAACGGTCAGAACATCGAGACCGCCGCCATCGCCGTACTCAAAGGCACGCCAAACACCGGAACGGCCGCCGACCCGACCGTCCCGTCGGGCAGCATCCACTCGGCCTCCGGCACGGCGTGGATCCCGATCGCCCGCATCCCGATAAGCGGGATCACGCCCGGCACGCCGGTCATGCTCATCAAACAGCTGCCTCCCATGTCGAAGCTGTGGGATTCCGTAACCTTGTACAATGCGAAGGGCTTCACGGTCATCCATATCGGCATGATGATGCTGGTCAAATACTCCGGCAATATCGGTAATGGTAGTTGGGATTCGGTGCAATGCGAATACGTGCTGCCCGCCGAACTGCGCCCGCCCGTCGAGGTCAATGCGATGGTGTGCGTGTCGAACGGGCAAACGGCAAGAATGCTCGTCGTTAATCCGAACGGCACCATCCGATGTGCGAACATGGGAGCCGCTGGCAGCAATCAGGGTTGCGTCGGTTCGCTCTGCTATCCGATCCCATGAGGATAGTTTTCCGTAACCCTTGAACGGCAGATCTGGCATGGGCCTTACGGCATGACGGTGCATCTCGCCAAGGTCGGCATGATGGCTTTCGCTTTTG